ATGTTAAGTGACTCAAAAATTAGAAGTGCAAAACCGAAAGAAAAGCTTTATAGGCTTGGTGATTCCGATGGTTTGTGTGTTGAAATAAAACCTAATGGCAAGAAGTATTGGCGCTATCGTTTTCAATGGCTCAAAAAAACACAAATGATGAGCTTAGGTGAATACCCTATTGTGGGATTAGCTGAAGCCCGTACTAAAAGAGATGAAGCTAAATCTTTAGTTGCAAGCGGTATAAATCCAGTTGAAGAAAAAGAAAACCAAAAAAAGGCTAAATCTGATGAGTATGACAATAGGGTTCTCTTTAAACATGTTGCTGCAGAATATAAAGCAGAAAAATTAAATAATCGTTCAGAAAGGTATCAAGAAGCTTTTCAACGCGCCTTAGATAAAGATATTTTAAAAGTTATTGGTGATAAGGATATTAAAGAAGTCACCTCAGCAGACGTTTTGACTATCATGAAAAAGACGATTGCACGAGTTAAGCGTCAAAAAAACCATGGTACTGGCGAAGTGTCAGCAATTCAAAATCGTACTTTTATTGGCGGCGTAATGCGTTATGCAATCGCCACACTTAGAGCCGACTATGATCCAACCTATGCCGTTAAAAACGTTGTAGAACGTCCCGAAATAGAACATGCCAGACCCATGGAAAAATATGAGGCTGTGCAACTTAGAAATAAATTAAATAGCTATGGTGGATCTACTACAGTTAAAAATGCTGGCCTTGTAATGCTCTACTCTATGCTCAGGACTATCGAGATCCGCCGCATGAAATGGGAATATGTTGATTTTGAAGCTAGAACAATTACATTCCCAAAAGAGATGATGAAAAAGAAACGTATTCATATCGTTCCTATGTCTGACCAAGTTTTTAATATTCTTCAAGAACAGCGCAACATTGTAGGTAATCGTGAATATGTTTTTCCAGCCATCTATCAAGATGGGATGCTCTCCGCTACTACAATGAATAAAATGCTCGATTACATTGGCTTGTCTGATGTCACTGCTCATGACTTTCGTGCCACTGCATCAACCTTGTTAAATGAAAAGGATTACGATGACAAATGGATTGAAAAACAATTAGCGCATGCAGATGGTAATAAAACTAGGGCCACATATAACCATGCCAAATATTTAGAAAGCAGGCGAAAAATGCTACAGGACTGGGCTAATATTGTGGATAGCTGGGCGGTTTAACCGCCTTGCTTCTTCTGAAAATGCCACCAGACTTTTTTATAATAAACTTCGTCACGCAAGAAATTAATTTTTAATTCGTTGCCATTGAGGTCATAAATTTTAGTGACCTCTCCTTTCTTATCTAGATCTGCTAATAGATCTGCAACGCGAGAATATGCATGATAATGAATTTTGATTAACTGTGAAGACATAACAATAATTCAAAGTAATTTTAATAATGATACATCAATCCATCGTTCAAGTAAGTTAAGTGTATTGCGCAAATTTATGCTCATATTTGCTTAATATTGATATTTTTGCGCAAAATTATTCTCAGAAGAAAAAGGCTATTTTAATTACTCTTCTATTTTTTGATACAAAATGCCAATCAAACATAAATGTTATTTTTTCTCTAGTTACTATTTTTCAATAACTTAAATTAATATCGAGAAGTTGGCCAAATACTGCAGCTGCTTTGGCCAACCTTAGGTAGTTGGTACAAAATGTCAATTAACAACACACTGTACGCAAATGCTGACTCTAATATTATTTTTGATCGTATGGGCTGTGCAGCCCGATAATAGAATACACAGCACAGTAATAATCGAAGCAAACTTAGTTCGCTTACTGTGAAAGATTTTCATGCTAGCCGATCCGGTTAGCAATCCAGCCATAGAAAAACTGTTCCTGCTTTGGATTACGCTCACAGATTTCAATGTAGCGTTGCCCTTGCATAATATTGAGCACTCGCACCAGAACCTTCTCACCTTCTTTCCCACGTTTTGACAAGTATGTTTTAAGGGCACCTAGCGTTGCTGAGCCATAAACACCATCAACCTCTAAATCTGCATATCCAGCTTTACCTTGGTTATTAAGCAAGTTCAAAGCTCGTTGTAAAAGAGGTTTTGCAAATCCGGTACCGCAATTCACACCAGTGTCTAAAAGCTCTTCAGCTACTGCAGAAGAGATGATATTCACTTGGTCAAATCGCGGAGCTGTCCAATACTGCTTTTTATAAATGGCTTTGGCTACATCAAGCGGCAAATCTTTCATATTACCTTTGAATCCATTTGCTCGAGCAACTGCTTCAGTAATACCGTATTTAGTTGCACCTCCCCGATCCGCTGGGTTATTTACATACCCGCCTTCACGTTTGATCAACTCATCTAGATATTGTTCGATATTCATTTCGTTTTCCTTCAGAGAATAAAAAACCGCCCGAAGGCGGCATTAACTGTTTTCGATATCTTTTCTGGCTTTCTTAAATTCTTTAATCACTTCAACAATCGTTTTCCCTTCCTGTTTATCTATGAAATTAAAAATCCAACGGACCAAAGCCCAACCGGGTAATCCACATACAAAGAAGAATCCACCAAGTGCAATCATCCCCCATACATCAGTAACCCATTCATGAAGCCCCCACTTCACAATAATGAATGAGCCGCCAGCAAGACTTGATACAACAGTACAGATCAAGCCTACAGCCCACTCTTGAGGTGAGCGCGGCATACGTGTCATCAATACAACGGCGGCAACCAATGCGACAGCTAGAGTCACCATGATTGCAACCCCATATAATTTTAAAAGTGCTGTAAAACCGCTAGTGGAAACTGGTTCCATAAATTTCTCCAGATATTTCAGACAATAAAAAAGCACCCGAATTGGGTGCTCAAAGTTTTTTTAAAGTTTAAAGGGTTTGTAAGATTTTCCCTCCGTTAATCAATTGAGTTGTTAGCGGTGCCACCCCAACAATTGCAGGTCCGCCCGGCCCCGGCTGACCTTCAGTCGTTCCATGGTATTGCCAATTCCATGTTCCATCATTGGTAGACTTGGTACCACGTTCGCCCCAGTTTCCACCATCACCTGATAATGGAGACCCATAACGGTCATTTTGGGTTCGGTAACCTTTACCGGGTACCGAAGCTTCAGCATCAGTGATTTTCATAACCAATAAATAACTCTCCAGATAGAGGCGATAATCTTGTGAGTCATTTGAAATCGGCTGTCCAGTCATGACCCGACCAAATGGTGCTCCAGCACCACCAGGAATTCCCTGAACCCCATAAGATGATCCAGTGTAAATACCACTTGGTGTTGCTCCACCACCTGAGCCGCCTCGAGCTAACGTCCCTCCATCGATAATCAGGTTTAGTTTGCTGTGCCGGTTCAACAAACCGGGTGCTCCCTGAAAACCATCACGCCGGGTTTTGGTAAAATTGAAGTCTGAATCTTTTTCCCAATCTCCGTAAGCTAGATGTGGCAACCCGCCATCTCCACCACGTCCAACAACTGAGCCTTTAATCGTTAGATTCACCACCAGATCAGGTGGGAACTCCCCTGTATCTATCGCTGGTAATTCAGTTGCAGCCGGAACGATATACTCTCGTTTTGCAGGACTATTATTATAGTCAAACTTATAAACCATCCTTGTTTCAGGTCGATAAGAACTTGAACTTGAAACCAGCGCACCAGCTTCAACTACAAAGCTAATCTCGCCTGTAGTTGGCAAATCACCTCTTTGCATCTGATATAAACGCGCCAGATTAATATCCAGCTGGTCATATCGAATGTAAATCGGTGAATCATCTACTGGCACATCAATAAAGTCCTTGTCATTGAGGTAATAACGTTCATCGTAATTAATTGCCGTAATGGCATTAGAGAACTGGTTAGCCGGTTCTCTTTTTGCAACCAGATAAGGCAATGAGCCTTTGGTATCGTCATTAACCACCGTATAGATAGTATTCACAAAATCATCAGGACTAAGCTTTAAGGCCCCGTTCGGTAAACGGCCTAAAACCACCTTGTTCTTGGCAGATCCAGCGGTAACAGGAATAAGGTCCACTGTGCCATCCCCCATTTGCAGATAGATCACATAGCTCTTGCCAGCTATGAAATCTACATCATGGCTTAAGGTGAGGATTAAACCTTCTTGCTGTACCACTTCCCCGCTTTGATGAATACCATTGCGATAATCAGCTACAGCGATCCGGTCACGTAAAACCAATAATTCTGATTCAGGTGCTGCATCAAAGGTAATGGATTTGCGCTGGAAGCGAAGCTTGTTCCAAAGCCGGTACGCATTGAAATGCGCTTGCCACTTGTTTCGAACACCAACAGATTTCACTTCTTTAGGGTTTTTGGCTCCTTTATCCGGTAAATAGATATTGATACGGCTATCGTCGGTCGGATCCGTGTATTCATAGATCAGTCCATCGTAGTCATTCATCACGCCAAAGGTAAGGTCATGCTTGTAACTATCCGGAATGATATTCCTGAAGTTAAACAGCATTACCGAGTTATCAGTTGGACGTTCAAAATAAAGCTTGAGCTTATTATTTTGACGATATGCAGTACAAAACACGGCATCACAAAGATTGGTGACGAGCTCTTCAAAAGACAAGTTTGTATCATCAATTGTGGTGCAGAACTCAGCCGCAAGTGGTGTACCAAAATAATCAACTACATCATTATAAGTCCGATAAATGTTTTCAAGATCAATCTCATCAATCGTACGGCGGCCTATCTTGTCATCCAGTGCCATTGAAACCAGTGCATCAGCAAAGCTTGATGTTGGAAATAGTTCTGTCGTCATAGCCCCATTTTTATAGGTCGGTAACATCCGCTGAAGATCAAAATTGATCTTGCGGGACTTAACAGATAAAGCTCCAGTGGTTGCATAAGTGCGCGCACGAAAAACCGTTTCATGTTCATACACTGTGCTTTGCAAAGGATAAGCACCATAAAGCGCCTGCCACTTTACTTCATCTACTACCGTTGTAACCGCCGGTGTTGGTGTTAAACGACGTGCACGGACACTACAGCGACCTTGAAATGTCACCATATCCAGCGTTGCGCCAACTGTCTGACGTGACTTTGCCGAACCCTTTAGAATGATCTGCTTTAGCATTGGATTACCAATGGCTGCACCCGATTCATTTACCGGCGTTACTTCTACTTCAATCGTGACGTTTACAGCTCCCTGATTTCCACCTGAAGAAACTGTGTAAAGTCCATTTGTGGCCACAAAGTTACATAGCACCCGACTTCGTTCGACATTGTCCAGAATGAATGGACCAATCCACTTTTCACCTATTGAACTGATCTTTGGTGATAAAGCTGCTGTTTGCTGGTTATTTAACTCTTTAAGCTTTAACCAGTTAGCATTAACGGCCGCCGGATTTGATAACGTCATTCGATCATCAGCTACCGATAGAACACTGTAAGTGCCGTTTAAATCATAAGTCTGGCCGTTAAACGTGAATGAGGCATTCGTGATTTCTACGCGGTCATTACTTACAAACTTAGTGGTTAAATCTGTGTTGTTTGCCGTTGCCCGAAGAATCTCGTTTGGATATGCAAAATGAAGGTAGTTCGTACCTTCTAAAGATTGTGTATCAGCAGGACGTAAAACTTGGCCATTAACAGAAGTTTGATGCTGAACTGTTAAGGGTGGAGTTGTAATTTCGGTACCAAGCGAGAAATATGGCTCACCCGAGACAATATCGACACCCGGTCGAAAGACTTCTACCGATGCGCCGGCAATATCAACAATGTTGGTTTCACCGTCATATGCACCGTTAATTTTATAGTGACCACGACCAATACAACCAACAACATGCTCTACTTCGACATTGTTTTCATATACCTTGTAAGGCACAGTAATCAGATCAGGGGTATCGTGAGCGGCACCATAAATATCTGCGATACGACCATTTACGCGAGTTTTATTTTCACGGTTTGATAATTCGTTATTTGCAGACGAGGATTGATTGTTATTCTGGTTGGTTTGGGTAATTGAGGGCACAGGCATTAATAATGCAACAGCCACACCCATAACTATAGAAGCAACCGCTATCCAAGCTAGAGTTATGGGGTCTATACCCTTGGGATTCTCAATTACAATGAAAGTGCCTGGCAAGAAATCGAGCTGCTTTAATTCATATGCATTCTTCGGTGTGACTTCATTCGCAAATGAAATTTCCGCATGATCCATATTGCTTATGGTATGAAAAATACGGACATGCTCAGGCATATGGTCATATTTTGAAGTAAGCCATTGACCCAAAGTTTCAGCATGTTCAATTGTTTTGTCTTCGGATAAAGGGTCTTGTTTATAAATAATCTTAATCATAGAAACTCACACGATTAAATCCAAATGCTTGAACGACTTGAATTGGCATCCATGAAACGCCTGATTCCTGCAAATGCAAAATACGCCCCAAACGAAAAAGCCCCACATGTGGGGGCTTGTTTCGGTATCTAGAGTGAAAGGCGACTATGCAGCCTTCCTTGGGCATGGGCAATGGATTTAGTAACTTCAATCTTGATGGCAGAAATACCTTCTCTTTGACGGGCTTCATAAAAAACTCAAGCGCCTCTCCTCGATCAATATCATATAGATCCATTGCAGCTTCATGCGCGAAGTGAACACAGTTGTAGTGTTCCTCGTCATATTGCTTATCGAGCAAATGATCGTGACTCTTCATATAGCCCCCTTCAAACCACTAAAACGATCAAGCGAAAAGATATCTCCAGTCTTCGCAGTATTTAATCTTGGTGATTCAGCCTTGAATGTCACAGCTTTATGGTTCATTGCAACACTGGAGAGTTGCAGTCCGAGTAAATAAAACATTGGAGAATTCAGATTGTCTGAACTGTAAATCCGGTAATTTACTGTTGGCTTTACATCGGGATATTGGCCTTCGATTACCCGTTCAAACTCATCCGGCATTACATCACCTAAACCAGATATAGAGACTGTTAATGTCTGGTCCAGATCACCCAGCATTCCGGATCTTTGAATAGATGCTGGCAAAAATTCATAATAGACCTGACCGGATCCCTCCTTATGTTGAACATAAACACCTCGGTCATCATTACGGACTATTCGGTATGTATTCATAAAAGAAGGATGAGAAAGCTCAATACACTCCAATTGATAGACATCAACTTTCCGATTGAAAAAGAATTTGGCATATTCGTTATCCATTAGACCTCCCAATCCTTAATCAAAGCTATATCGGCCGTAAGGTTAGGCTGGTTTTGAACAACTTCGAGCTGCGCATTTACCCGGTAAAGGTTGCCATTCACTTCATTGGTCTTGAACGAGTTCGGAATGAAGTTACATAGGTATTGCTGCCGTGCTCCCTGATCAATCACCAGATCCGCATAAAATGAAGCCGGCTTATTCTGATAGACCCGCCAGAACGCCATCATTTTATTGAAATCGGTTTTACTTAAGTTCCAGTTCACATCAACAATGTGGCTATTACGTTTTACATCGATGTAATAGCGCCCACGACCGCCATCCATCTGCTGACGTTTCACATCATCACCCGGTGTTACGCCATAGCCGCTGGTCTGGGGATTTAGCTTTAACTTGTACATAACTTTCCTTCAGGTAATAAAAAACCACCTCGAAAGGTGGTTTTATTGATTAACGATTCCGTCTTGCTGTTGTATTCTCAGCCAAAGACCGACTAATAGTTGAGTTTGGATTACCAATTTGATCACTTACAAGCTTCGGTACCGTTCTTGGAAGCTGCTTATCCAGTTCATCTTTAACAATGATCCGGACTGTTTGCTCGTCTAATTGTTCAGCTTCAACTGTTGCTCCACTCACCTGATTAATCACTTCAATTTTGAAATTGATTGTCGGTGAAGCAGGCTCAATTGAAGGCATAATCTCAGCTTGAGGGCGTGAAGTACGTCCTAAAGTAAAATCCTGAACATCATCCAGATTTGAACGATCCTGAACTAAACCATTGGATGAGAAGTAGACCTTGCCATCATGGAATAAGTCAGAATTTGCCGAAGAAGCTAACTTAGGTGTGTCTCTATTACCCTTATAGATAATCTGAGTATCTTGAACCGGTTGATTAAAGATATCAGATTGCTTTTGGCTTTCTATAAAGGCACTAGAGCTCATCATTGCACGGCGCATGACACTATCTGCCGAGGCATTGTTATTGAGAAAAGCTTCAGGGTTTGCACTCTTACGCATTTTCTCAACTAAACCAACTCCACCCCAGCGTTTAATATCTTCTTGGGACCAGACCACCTCTCCTTTATGGACAATACCAGCAGGCTGATATTTCCCACCAGATCCAGTGTAACCACCGTCAGAGAAGCCGGCTATAGTTTGTCCAGCGATCAGACCAACATTCGCCATCCCCATCCCAAGCACAAGGTTGGCTGCTGTTGATTTGCTAATTACATCCAAATACCACGGACTTGCTAGAATCTGGTTATACGCCTGTAACGCGCTAATTGTGGCTGAGCCAATTGCGAATGCTTGCTGTGCTATATACATGCCCTTGTATATACCAGATTGCTCGCCTGCTGCATTTTTAACAATTCCAGTCATATTTGACCAGTAGCCACTAAGCTGACTTGTTAAGCTATCAAGTTGCCCCAATTGGGTTTCAAAAAGTGAGCTATTCAGGTCCCGTTCATCTTGAGCATATTTTTCATCCAGTGCTTTTCTGGATTGTAAATATTGCTCTCGCGCTGCCAATAATTGCGAGCTCCTCTGTTCCTCATCAGCAATTAGATTAATACCATTAGTTTGGTCTATATATGTATTTAATATCCCTCCTGCATCAGTTGAATACCGATTTTGCAAATCCCATTGAGCATACCCTCGCGGGTCATTTTGTTGAAATACTTGTTGTGAAGCATTAAAACCGCTCTGAAAAACCTTATCCGATGCGCTATCTAAAGTCTGAAATTGCCCCATATTATTAGCGCTAAGCAACCCAGCTTTTCGCTTCTCATCTGCAACTTTTTTAATCTCATCCAGCTCAATCTGATATCGCCTTATTGCCAGCTCAGTTTCACCCATGTATGAGCTTTTCGCCTCAAGTAACTGTTTTTCGCGAGTCGATTGTATAAGCTCAAGTTCTTGCTGTTTTTGCTGTTCCAGCAATTCAACAGCTTGCTTCTGCTCAAACTTACTTAATTCAAGGTCATGAGCTGCATTGAACTTTTTACGGTTAAAGGACTCTTCTAGTAACTGTTCCTCGGTTTTCTGGAACTCCTTATAGTCTTCCAATTTCGTTCTAAGGGCTTGTTTGGCTATAGCAATATCATTATCTGCACGACGATTTATTTCCGCCTTTATTTCTGCAGTACGTTCCGGGCTAAAGTTTGCTTTATCAACATCCTCCAGTCTTGCCTTTCTATTATTGTTAATCCGTCCGACTTCACTAGCCACCTCATTTTCAAGTGACCGTTGCAAATCCTGTTGACGTTCAAGTTGAGATTGAATATCACCAGCTGCTTTATCACTTCCTTTACTTGCACCACCTTTCACCTTGCTCTGCATCTTGGGAGATTGATGTAGAAGCTTAAGAGACACTCCATCCTCAAAGATCACTTCACTGACATAACCACCACCCTTGCTGTCATACCATGTCTTGATATCTTTCACGGCGACATTGGTCGTGATCGGTGTGCCTTCAGGCATTGAAAAATCAATACCCTTATGAAATGAAGAAGCCCCTTTGGTAGGGGCTTTTCGTGGACCATAATTTGAACTGATCTTGTAAGATGACAATGGTTTGCCACCTGCTTGTAATCGGGCTAGATGTTCATTCGATACTTTCTGGCCAGACATTGAGCCACCATACCGAACATCAAGATGAGGACCAGTACCAATACCGGATTGACCGGAAATACCGACCAAGCGTTTAGTAAGTTTTGCTTGTTTTTCAATTTCCTGCGTCTGCTTTCTTTTAGCTTCAGTTAATTTATCTTCTCGCTCCTGTTGTTCTTCGATGATCTTGAGATTTCTAAGTGCGCTATCAATTTCATCTTTAGACAAAATTGCACTCATTCCTTTAGCTTTTTGCAGTTCTAAAATGGCATTAGCTTGAGCAACAGTGTAACCTTTATCAAGCCAACCTGATTTATAGATTGAATCAATAACGCTATCTTTTTGCTTGGCTTGATAATCTTGCAAAGCCTTAGTTGCCTTTTCTGCTTCAGTAGCAGTATTTCCTAAAGCATCCGCTTGTTTTTGATGCTGAATTGCCGCATTTTGTGCTTCATTACCTCCAAGTTTCACTTCAACTCTTAATAATTTAAGTTTCTCAGCTGATAAACTTGCTTTAGATGCATTGTCATCATACTGCGCAGCCTGTTTTTTCAGATTTTCATATAGATCTGTAGGCAACTTAATTTTATTTAGACGTTCAATGGCTTCTGTATAGCTGATAGTTCCAGTTCTCGCTTCTTGGGAAATTTTTTCAACCTCCCTATTTCCTCGTGCATAGTTCTCGATATCAATTAATGCAGACCCTACAGCACGCGATGATTTCTCTAATGCTTTATTTTGTGCATTAAAAGCAGTAGTTAAATCATTAACTGCTTTAGCCTTATCATTGCCAGTTAATTTTTTTAACTCCTCATCAGCTTTCTCAGCAACTTTAGCTTGTTCAGCAAGCTTTTGCTTTGCCTCCTCTGCCTTATTATTAAAATAAGAATAGGCTGCCGCTAATCCCATTACTCCTAATGTTGCAACTCCAGCCCACCCACCAATTAATCCAAACGCCCCTTTAGCTAGTCTCCCTGCAATTGAAGTTGCAGTATTTAGCTTAATTTGAGCTGCTGTTTGTGCATTTGTAGCAGCAGTTACTGCTGCCTGTGCTTGTGCGTATCGAGTTGCTGCCGCTGTTGCGCCAAATTTAGCTTGGGTTTCTGCATTTGTTGCTCGCACATTCGCGAGATGAGCTTTTGCTGCATTCAAAGCAGCGGTAGCTTCTGCATATTCTGCTTGAGCATTTAATACAGATGCTTGGCGGCTCGCTAAAGTTGAAGCCATTCCCTCTTTAATAGCAGCGCTCTTCATCAAAATTGCACGAGTGATATATCCAATACCAACTACTAAAGCCCCATCAGCAATTAAATCTAAATTACTTGCAAGAGTTTGAACTGATCCAGCTAATACCTGTGCCGCACCACTTCCCTTACCTGCTTCGCCAACAAATTTTGTGATCTCGTTGTTTAGGAGTGTGAGAGACTGCCCGATTGTGATATCTGTTTTAGCAAAAAGAGCATCAACATCAGATTCTACATTTCTAAGCGCTTTTACAATTTCTTGTGAAGTAATTTTTCCTTCAGCTGCTACTGAACGTAATTCACCTACAGTAATACCCATACCTTTAGCAATAGCCTTTGCTAGTGCTGGGGTTTGCTCCATTACAGAATTAAGTTCTTCTCCACGCAACGTTCCACTAGCCAAGGCCTGCCCGAACTGAACTAAAGCTGCATCAGCAGCTTCTGCGCTTGCACCACTAATTGCTACAGCTTTAGAAACTGTTTCAGTTAAACGTGCTGTGTCATCCATTGTGAGGTTTAAAGTTTTGGCATTATCACTAAAACGCTGGTAGACCTGTAGAACAGAATCCCATGCTGAATAGGTTTTTTGAGCAATTCGGAAAGTGTCTTCCGTAGCTTTATTTAGTTCAACTTGATTATTAGTGACCAACTTAAGGCGGTTTTGTAGTCCAGTATATGTATCCATCTTTGAAATGGCTGAACCTACTGTTAATAAACCAGCCATATACCCTGCTAGTGCACGAGTTGCTACAGACATCCGGTCCATAGATTTCGAGGCGAAATCCCCTTTTTTGGTGATGCTATCCAATTCAACTGATAAGTCTTGTGCAGTGCGTTTCGCACGTTCCGAATCAATAACAATTACTAAGCGAGCTTCTTGAGCCATTTGACTTTCCTCTAGGCAATAAAAAACCGCCATAAACGGCGGCAATAAATCGAGACTTAACTAGGCAATACTTTTTGACTTTTCCAAGATCCATGAAGTTATCTCAGCCCCTAGATCTCCATACATTAATAATTGATAAGCTGATTTTGGCGAATAACGCGTTTCTTTTTCACCAGCTATTCCTGTTTTTGAAAGTTCAATATTTTCCCAATCCTGTATAAGATGAGTTGCGATAATTTTTGCAAACTCTTGGGCAGATCGCATGGCACTCATTCTAAAAATACTTTTTTTGGTACAAAGCATTTTATAGGCTTTACCAAATTCAGGATCGGAAAAAGGCTTAATCCTGAAACATCCAAAAACTTGATCATTTTTCTTAAAAACAAACCATTTGGATTTATCCGTCATATTTGCTTCCAAAATTTCGGTAATAAAAAACCGACCATTGATAGGTCGGTTTTAGGCTTTAATCGCTGCAATGATTTCAGGTAATTTCCAGATTAGAATTGGTATGGAAAACAAAATTAAAAAGGCAATAATTGTCTGCCATAAGCCATACTTTTCAATAGACACTTTCATAAGCTCCACTATTGGTTTAAAATGCTCCATATAGATTTACTTTCCTCTTACTTTCGTCGGTGGGTGGAATGAAAAACCCCAGTAGTTAGCGCTACTGGGGTTTTGTTTTGGGTATTAAAAAACCCACTCAATGAGTGGGTTGTTAAGGTTGATTTTTGGGTTAGTGTTTTTGCTTAAGATGCGCTCTTGTTCTCGTGATATCTCAATATGCTGGCAACCTTTTGGAACAGATAGCCCACTAAGAATCCATTTAAGATTATCCCGATACCTGTAATAACCATGATTCCTGACCATACGGTCTCGGTGCCATAATAAGTTCTTGGAACTTCAACTCGGCCAAACACAAGTATAAAAATAAATCCAGATATAATACCTAGAACAATTAACCCCCATCCGATGGCATTGCAAACTTCACTTTCTTTCATTGTTTGATATTGTGGTGTGCTCATGCTGTATCTCTTCTTTAATTACCAATTCGAATTTACTTTCTGCTGAGTTTTAATCTTTTCAGCCATATCATCCGATAGAGTATTAATCTTACTAATAATCAGTGGTGTGGACTTCCTACTTTCAGTTATAGGGTAATTTTGTGCAGGCATCATTATTCCAGCACTCATGTGCGATGGAGCGCTATAGGTTAAACCATCATAACCCACGCGCATTTTCCCATCCTTAGTGTCCACTCTTACAGTAAAATCAACACGTTCGTTTCCTGTCATTGCCAAGCACTCCATGCCCGAACAAGGATATCGCATATTGCCCTTTCCAATGATAGTGCCTGATGCCTTATCTTCATATTGAATTACTGCGTTAGCAGAAGCAAAAGCTACAGCGAACCATTGTCTAGCGCCATCATAAATCTGTGCTTGGTTTAATCCATCAATTTGATAAACCTTTTCAAATTTTACAGGCTCTGAGGGTTGTTGGGGAGTTGTCGCACACCCCGCTAAGCCCAATCCAAGAAATCCCGCTAATAAAATCTTTTTCATAATGTAATCCATTTGTTATTAATCTCACACAATTTAACAAATGGACAAAATAATGTCATCAAGAACTTAAAAAGGAAGATTCTCTACTAGTCCATGTGGTCAAGCCAAAATACATCCTCAAAATTTTTACATACACCTGCTTTTTTGAGTTCTTTATATATAAGTAAGGCTGTATCGATCTTGACAGAATGTCCCTGCTCGGCTCTTGTCACATAGTTTGATAGAACTCTGCTACCACTAACAAAACCACACCGCTTTGATAGCTCATAAACCGTTAAGCCTGCTTTTTCACGCAAACAAGCAACATTATTCTTTACTTCCATTGCTGCACCACAAGTTAAATTTTAGAATATTGTAGCACAATAAAAGATAATTACTATTTTTTGTGTTAGCACAACAAAAAGAATTGACACAATAAAAGATATTAAATAAGATGACTTCATCAAGGCTAAAAGCCATGAAAAAGAAAACCCCTTGCAGACGTCGAAATCAGGCAAGGGGTTTATGTCTAAACCAATGGAGATTTAAGACATGTCTAATATAGCACAAATCAACGATACCAAAATATCAATTGTTAACTTCAAATCTGTTCCAGTTGTTACTACAGCAATGCTTGCTGATTTCTATGGAACCGATACAGACAACATCAAACAAAACTATTCTCGAAATAAAGAGCGGTTTGTAGAAGGTAAACACTTCTTCAAAATTATTGGTGAAGAATTGAAAAAATTTGTAGGTGACTTAAAGTCACTTGCAAATTTCCCTGCAATTTCAAATAAAACTCGATCCCTTATCTTATGGACAGAACGAGGGGCTGCTCGTCACGCCAAAATGTTGGATACAGACCAAGCATGGGAAGTTTTTGAGCAACTTGAGGATTGCTATTTTGTCCGTAAAGAGATTTTAGCTAAAACCCACAAATCAGAACGTGAACCCCTAACCAATGCTGTAAATCTTCTTGTAGCTAAAACTAAGCATTTGAATTACAGCGATGCTTATAAATTAGTTCACCAACGTTTCAATGTTCAGCATATTGATGAAATCCCACATGATGTAATACCTGTGGCTGTTGAGTATGTTCACCACTTAATTGCTATGTACAGCAAGGCTGAAAAACAAGGTTCTTTATTTGATGAAGATCAATTTAAGCTGCTCAAGAACCTAATTGATGCAATTATTTCCCAAAACTTTGCTACCAGTCGAATCTATCGAGCAGTACATATGCTTAACAACGAGCAAGGACACTACTTAGCTGAATATGCTTTTAAAACTAATATTGCAGTTCTAAAACTTACTCGGGCAATGGATTTAAGAGGGCCACTTAATAGAAAAATCATTAGTGATGATTTAAAAACCATAAGCTACACAACAGGCAATCAACATTATAGCGACCGTTGGTTTCATCCATTGATGGAATCGGGAATGCTAGCTGGTGCTTTGCGAATTTCTGGTGGTTGGTAG